GACAAAAACCTTTGGCGTGGCCAGGTGCATTTGCTCCTGAATCATACGCAGGAGCTTGTTGATTTCTACCTGAATGCCGGTGAGCTGCTCGGCTAATCCTTGGCCAAAAAAGCCTAATAGGCGCTCGGTCCAGCGGATAAAGCAGAATGGGAAAGAGTGTCGCTCGTAGGAGTCATCCATGAGCGTGCAATTCTCAATAGCTATTACATGTCGTCCATCGTTAGACTTCTTGGACGATGGGAGGTGCCACGCTTCGATGCATACAATTTGCTCACTAGCATGATTGTACTGAGTATCGTCATCTTCATAATTAGACGCTTCATAAATCTTGTCCTTGGCCTCTGGAAATAAAGCTGCCAGTACATCCTTAGAGACCAGCTTCTGTTGGAACATCTGTCTTGGCTCTGAGTATCTGCACTCAAGATCGTCGATGATAATCTCATCAATAAAGACCCTCTCAACCTTGATGTCTCCATCTTCCTCAAAGACCTTCATGGCCCCGGTGCCAAACACGCAGGCGTCCAGGAATACCTTAGGCGCGACCTTGTAGATGCCTGACTCGTAGAACTGGCCCTCGGTAAACTTGGTTAGGAGCTTTGCCTTTTGCTGCATGCTCCAGTCGCCACCGGATGTGAGGTAGGTTGCCATGGGTTTTGCCTTGGCCACCCTCGCTGTCACCGTGTCGCACATCGATTGGATGATGTTGAGCGTAACTCGGCTCTTGGTGTTCTTCACCATGGTCATCGAGTTTTGCAGGTCTGACAAGAATGCGTTGCCGTAGAGCCGCGCATGGTTGAAGTTGTCTCTTTTTCGGTACTTCTGGTTCTCTGTAAGTTGTTCAACCGTGTCAAAAACCATCTCATGCGGGTCTGTCTGGACGTTCCACCAGTATGTGCTCGGCTTCATTTATTCACTCCACTGAATAAAAAAGGTCTTCTTCATCATCTGGAATGCTCTCATCCACCAGAGCCCCCACAGGCACGGCCTGACTATAGCGCTGGCGCGGCTTTTCCCAGAGTTCTACTTCTATATCACCAACCCTCAGACGCTTGAGCCCGTGCTCTTGTGCCAGGGCTATTATCAATTCAACGTCCATTCTGATTCCCACCAGTCTTTCTCCGGCTCATATATCTTGTCTTCGATGCGCTGCATAATCCTGAACTCTTCTTGGGAGTATCCATCAGGGACGTAGTCTGTGTCGTCTTGGAATGTGTAGTGGCGGCTCTCTCGCCAGGCATAAAGGCAGGCATCGGACAGGTGGTTGTCAAACCGAGGGTCTTCCTT